AGACACGATACAAGAAAGTAGCGGCTCAGGTAACATACACAGCAGCATCATGGAAATACATCTCAAAATGCTTTGTTGATCCAGCCCTGGGAATCATGGTACCGACGGAAACAAAAGCCGGAAGTACAACAGGATTCTGCAATGGACTGTATACAGATTCAGGCACGAGCGGCCAAAGAGAATGGCTGTCCCTGGGCTCTCTGTACCTTGGCTCGCTTTACGGCCTCTGGATTCTGTATGCGGTCCGTGGCGTTGGCAATGCGAACTGGATTATCGTTTCCGGCGTTTCACCGAACGGCACACGGGGTGAATGGCAGGCGGCAGCCTGACA